AAAGAGACTTAAATATGTCCCTAGAACTGCAGCTGCACTTGCACGAATGCAAACTAGACAAGTCCCATGTGTATTTGAAGATAATCTATTAGACCCCAAAACAACATCATTTATTCAAAAACATGTCGATAAAATTATAGAAGATATTAAATCTTCTAAATCAATTCAAGCAGAACAAAGGAAAAAGAAACCAACAATCTCTATTCAACAAAGAATCGAGAATAAAGCAAATGAATATGCTGGTGAGATTGAATATCAACTTGATTGTTATATAGATGACCCTAAAAACAAATTTGATGTATTTAAATATCTTACAGAAGAACAAGTATCAGCTCCAGTTGCAGTAAAAGTTGGAGATAACTTCTTTAATCTTGAGAGAGAACTAGAAGAAACTCTAGAAGGTAAATGTCCACAACTAAAAGAGGCATATTCATTCTTATCCAAGAAAGGATTAAGAGACTATTACAATTATGTTTCTAGTATCAGAGTAGATTGTGATAAGTATGCAACAGGAAAAAGAAGTCAGAAAAGAGTAAGAAGGAAAAAAGTTTATACTGCATCAGAACAAACTAAAAAGATAAACTACAAGATAACAGACACAGAGTATCATCTAACATCAGTTAATCCAGAGTTAATAGTAGGTTCAATACAACTATGGGCATTCAATACAAAAACCAAAGAGATTACCAAGTATGAAGCAGAGGATAGAGCTGGTCTTGGAGTCAAAGGAACAACAATACAAAACTTTAGTAAATACAGTGCATCTAAAAAAATTGGAAACAAGACAGAATATTTCCTTGACAGAATCCAAGAAGGTGGTAAAATAGTATTAAATAAAGTATTAGATGAAATAAATACAAAATCATCTAAACCTACAGGAAGAATAAACGAACACACTATATTATTGAGAACTGAATGATTATCGTAGACCTAACGCAGGTTCTAATTGCGTCACTGATGGCATCGACCAGAGGTGGAACTGAACCAATAGATGAAGACCTAGTAAGACACATTGCACTTAAATCACTTGTAATGTATCGTAAGAAATACAATAAAACTTATGGAGAACTAGTTCTTGCAGATGACTCCTATAATGTCTGGAGAAAAGACATCTTTCCACACTACAAAGCAAATCGTAAAAAAAGTAGAGATAAAGACACCAAAGATTGGGGTCAAATATTTGATTGCATAACTGTAATTAGAGACGAGTTAAAAGAAAATTTCCCTTATAAATATATCCTAGTATCAAAATGTGAAGCAGATGATATCATAGGAACACTTTGTGAGAAGTATGGTGATACAGAAAACATCATGATTATCAGTGGTGATAAAGATTTTCAACAACTTCAAAGGTATAAAAAAGTAAAACAATTTTCACCTATCACAAAGAGTAATATAAAACTAACACAGGAACAAGCTTTAGAGTATCTCACTGACCATATAATCAGTGGTGATACTGGGGATGGTGTTCCTAACTGTTTATCTCAAGATGATGTATTTGTGTCTGGGTTGAGACAGAGACCTTTGTCTAAGAAGAAAAGGGAAACTATCAAAGACCCTCTTGTCATGAATGACAATGAGGTGGACAGGAATTTATCTAGGAATAGAAGTCTTATTGATTTGACCTATATACCTAGTGAATATAAAAATCAAATCCTAGAAGAATTTGATAATGTAACAGTTGCATCGAGAGGTGGACTATTAAATTATTTTATCAAGAATAGACTTATGGATTTGCAAGAAAATATCGGAGACTTTTAAATTATGGCAAAAAGAGGAAGACCTAAAGGGTCATTAAATAAAAAAACTCTAGAGAAACAAGTTCAAGAAATTGAACAAAATGTATCTTTAGAGAAAGCAGATGCAGTTTTAACAAAACAAGCATCACCACCATCAGCAGTAGATGATGCAGCTGATGTTATGTCCAAATATGAAAAACCTCTTGGGAAAGCAGGGATTGGTAAAGCAATGAGAGAATCTATTGGGAAAACTCAAAAGAAGGTTCTTGATGGGCCTAAAACTAAAACAATCTCAGACCTTCCAAGAAATCCAAGTATTGTAGAAATACTTGCATTGGTTGAAGAGACAACAGGTAAACAATCTAAAATTGATATCTTAAAACAGTTTGTTGATAGAAATGATGTTAAGTATGCACTTAAAGCTGCATTTGATGACAGAGTTCAGTTTACTTTACCAGAAGGATTACCAGAAGGAACTGTTATTGGAGACCCAGACACACCAGAGGGTGCAATGGACATGGCTCCAGAGAGATTCATTCGTGTATTTAAGAGAATGCAATATTGGGTAAAAGGTGGTCTTGCAAATAGTACAAGTAAAGTTACAAAACAGGAAGAAATATTCTTAAATACTTTAAGGTCACTTGAGAAATCTGAAGCAGAGTTCTTACTTGCAATTAAAGATAAGACTATGCCTTTCAAATCTGTCACAAAAGAAATTTGTGAAGATGCTGGATTTGACCTAACTCCTAAGTAAGTATTGATATAAATACTACTATGGAAAAGGCAATTAACAGACTGGGATTAACCGATGAAGAACGAGCAATTACTTACACTGATAATGGTGTAACAAAGATTGCAGAGATTCGTCATTATGACCCAGTGATGGGATTGTTAAAAATTATAGACCCTATGAGTGGAGACATTCATGAAATGATTTACGATAGGGACTTTAGTAAATGGTTCGTGCCAGGCACAGACATTGTTTGTACCTATAATGCAGAAGAACCAGTAATTAAACAGATTGATACTCAGACAGGTGATGTCCCAGTAACAATCAAAAGGTTTCCAAGTAATCCTTTAGATTAATTGGAATAAAATATAGTATGGAGATATTATGGAACAAGTAGAAAAAGTTGATTTGATGCAAACACAGATTTTAGGTCTGAAAGAACTTGCACAAATGGTTGCAGTTATTGATACTGCAGCGAGTAGAGGAACTTTCAAAGCAGAAGAGTTCTCAACAATCGGAAGATTAAGAGAAATCATTATTGCAGAAAGTCAAACTCAAGCACAGATTAGACAACAAGTTGCACAACAACAAGAAGTCGAATCTACTCTTGATGGTGGTAAAACAGAAGGTAATGAAACTGTAGAACCAGTTATTGATGCAAGGGAAAAAATAAAAAGAAGTAAAGGTAAAAAGTAATGGTAGATAGTTTCGATTTTGGGTTTACTGCTGTAGACCAAGATGAATTAACAACTAAAACAGGGGAAAGTGCAGCTCTTAACGAGAAGATTGCAGAAGACCTTAAGAAAGTTGCAGAGTCATCAAAGGGTGCAGTCAATTCTGAACAGATAGAAAACTTAGATGCAAAAGTTGATGTTCTCAACAAACTTGTATCTAATGCACTAGACGAGTTAGATGAAGCAAAAACAAATGTAGGGAGTTCTACAGATGTTGCAGTGTCAAAATTGAAATCAAGTCTTGCAGATGCAGAAGAACTTATCTTACCACTTCTACATAAACTTATGGAAAATGAGGACAAAGAGTATATCTATTGGCCTAATCGTAAGGCAATCATTTCACAACAAATTGAAAGAGTTAAAAAAATAACAAGAGGTTAATTATGGCTACAGATACAATAGGACAAACTATTCCTTCATGGGTAGAAGACAATTCATATGAGTTAAAAAGTTCAGTAACTTTTACATCAAACGAAGGACACCTAACACCTTGTTCAGATACAGATTTTAGGTCTATCTGGAAAACACATTTTGAGGGTACAATAATTCGTGATGGTAAGTTTAAAGATAACAGTGCATATGATGGTAAGTTTTGGATTGACCCTAATAGAAACTATAATAAAGTAGAAGAACTACCAGACCAACTTAATACAACAGGTTCACAAAATGCAGATGGTAAACCTATGGCAATGATTCCTTCACTTGCTGGTCAAGATGACAGTGATACTTCAAACTATGGAGCTCAACAATGGGTAGGAAACTCTGGACTAGATGCATATGCAACACCATGTTCTTTTTGGATAGGTGATACAGAGGTTACTAAAGATGATGCATTCACTTCTGTTAAGAAAGGTGTATGTTGGAGATATGCAAGTGACTATAAAAAATCAATGTGTAATGAATACAATCCAATAGAAACAGTTGCAAAAAGAACCTTACCTCAACAAACTTCAG